TTTGTAATACCGGTCGAGATAATCTTTCACCGAGTCTGCTTTTACGATTCTTACCATTTTCCTTTCCTCCTTTCTATTCTTCTAACTACTCAAACTCACTCATCCAATAGAGGCGACATTCAAGGGCCTGTTTTATGGATTCTCGCCATTGTTTTGGGGTGATTCCCCATTGTTTACAATCCGTTCTATCAGCGGATTGTTCTACCAATCCCTCAATAAGCTCCGGCACGCTATTTGTGTCGAAACACGCTGCTGCAAATCCTGTTAATTGATGATCCCGTGGTATTATTTTCATTTATTTGCCCTCCTCGCTGCTCTTCTCTCGCTATGAAAACCTTGCCATAAATGTTCCAACTCCAAATGTCTACTGTATCCCAATATGGTGGGTTCTCCATCCAGATAACTATCAGGGTCTTTGGATAATTCAACATAGTATTCAGGTTTATTTTTTGTTATCCATTCCTTGAAATCCTCAAAATGTGGCCAATCGTTTCCCAATTCTATTTTTCTCATTTTCCCAACCTCCTTTTGTTTTGTTGTATCCACTATACACCTATAAAACCTGATGTCAAGTTATTTCTGCATATATCTAAAAAAAAGATATGAATGAAATCAAGCACTTAGAAAAACATGAAATAAATCTCATAATATTTTTGTGACTACTCCCACAGATAAATCAGTCTTGCTGGAGAATTTGTAAACTTTGAAAAACTTGACAGGTAAATAGTTCAGGAATATCCTGTAGGGGAGACATCAAAGTAAGCAAGATAACCCCGGCAGAGGAAAAGACTAATGTCTAAACCAACCAAAAAACCACAGAAAGAAATCAAAGAAAAACGACCAGTTGGCAGACTGCCATTTTACCCCGACCCGGAAGAAATGCAAAAAAAAATAGATGAGTATTTCGATTACTGTGATGCCGGCGAAGAAATCGAAGTATATTCCAAAAAACAACAAGAAGTGGTAAAAATGGTGCAAAAGATTCCCTATACGGTGCCAGGGCTTTCTCATTATTTAGGATTTGCCTCCCGACAATCATTCCAGGATTATGAAAAGAAAGGGAAACGAGACAATGCGACAAAAAAAGATAAACTTTTCTCTTTCACGATTGCACGCGCGAGGCAACGGATTGAGCAGCAACGTAATGAGGGCGCATTGATGGGCAGGCAAGAGCCGAGGTTTTCCCAGTTCGATCTAAAAGAGAATTTTGGTTGGAAAGACCAGCAGGACTTAAACGTTGAGCAGTCTGTTGTACACGGGGTTTCGGCAGAGCTTTCGACCCTGATATCTGATATTGTGGGGGAGAAATGAGTAAGAATGGGTTGAAAACGTGAATTTTGCAATGATGCATGTATCACGGGAGAGTTAATTATGGGTGATTTTGGGAGTAATCGGCACGTATTAACCAATGATGAGCGCAATAAATCGGGCCGGGGATACACCAAGCACTATTACACAGTTCAGGATATCGCCAAGATGGCAGGCCGAGCACCTGGAACTATCCGCAATGCGTCAGCAGCCGGCAAGATAAACCTGGATGATTTAGAGAGCGTAATTAGATACATATTGGAGCACAATGACACGTAACGAGACACATCAGAGATATAAGAGTTTATTGCTCTAAGCGTGATTTGTTTTTTCTCTTGGTCCACATATTCGGCCGCAAGGATGTTGATCGCGACTGGTTGTTTGATAGATGCCGAGAGGTACAGAAAGACCCGGACGGGTATATTGACCTATGGTTCCGGGAGGGATATAAATCAACAATCATTACTTATGCACTTACAATTCAGGATATTCTCAACGATCCCGAGATCACAGTCGATCACAGTCGGGATATTCTCAGCTACCAGACCTATTGCAAAAGCTTTTCTTAGGCAGATTAAGAGAGAATTCGAGGACAACGCAAAGTTAAAAGTCTTATTCCCGGAGATATGCCACGAGAACCCGCGTAAGGAATCACCGAAATGGTCGGAAGACGACGGCATCATCGTCAAGCGCAAGGGCAACCCGAAAGAGTCAACGGTTGAGGCGTGGGGATTGGTGGATGGGCAGCCTACAGGCAGACATTTTAAGTTGATGGTCTATGATGATGTAGTCACACGGGAGTCAGTCACAACCCCAGAGATGATAAACAAGATTAATGGAGCGTGGGAGTTATCGAGAAACCTAACAGCAATCGGGGGCAAGACCCGGCATATCGGGACACGGTATCACTACAACGACACGTATCACCTTATCATGGAGCGGGGAGCAGCCATACCACGTATTTACCCAGCTACAGATGATGGCACAACCGGTGGCAACTCGATATTCTTCGATGAGGCAGTCTTAGCAGCCAAGCGGCGGGAAATGGGGGCATTTACCTTTGCCACCCAGATGCTTCAAGACCCCAAGGCGGACTCAATACAAGGCTTCAAGGAAGAGGATTTAAGGTTCTGGCCAGCAATGCAATACAATCATCTCAACGTCTATCTACTGTTCGATCCGGCCAACGAAAAAAAGAAACGGTCAGACTATACAGCAGCCTTTGTGATTGGCATGGGCGAGGACGACAACTACTACATCATTGACATAATCAGGGACAGACTGTCACTCACAGAGCGAGGGAATCTCTTAATGAGTTTGCATAGGCAATATAGACCCTTGAGGGTCGGCTACGAGAAATACGGAATGCAGGCGGATATTGAATACTTTGAGACTGTTATGGCAAAGGAGAACTATAGGTTTGTGATTACTCCATTAAGCGGGCAGGTGTCAAAGCATGACAGAATAACCGGATTGATACCACTCTTCGAAGATCACAGGATATGGCTCCCTGATAGGGCTGTACACGTAAACTATGAGGGAGTTCAGGAGGACAATGTTAAGGCGTTTATCCATGAGGAGTTCAAGGCGTTCCCGTTCTGCGCGCATGACGATATGCTGGACTGTTTAGCGAGGATAACAGACCCGGAGTTCAGGCTGTCACCGCCGGTGAGTAATCGCAGACGGCCAGTCCAGACAGTAGCAGAGTCAGAATATAATATGTTGGAGGTATAACATGAGTTTTTTTGGAGGAGGATCATCATCACCACCGCCGATAATACAGGCACCACCGCCACTCCCTAAAGAGTCAGACGCAGAAGTCAAAGCGGCTAAAGCGAGGGAGAGGGAGAGGATACGGAAGATGAGGGGCAGAAGGTCAACTATACTCACAGGCGGTCAAGGTGTTCAGGAGGAAGCCAAGACCGGCAAAAAATCATTATTGGGTGAATAATATGCCAGTACATAGAGTAGCCAAAGGCGCGTACAGATGGGGAAAGTCCGGCAAGGTCTATCGGGGGAAAGGTGCAAAATCAAGAGCCGCCAGACAAGGTAGGGCAATAAAGGCAAGTCAACATGCAAAAAAACGTTGAAGACATAATCAGGCGATTCGACAAGCTCAAGAGTGGCCGAACAAGTTGGGAGTCCATGTGGGAGTCTGTAACAGACTACGTTGCCCCTCGGAGGGGCGGTATAAGCACCGTCAAGACAAAGGGCGGGGCCCGGATGGATAAAGTCTTTGACTGTACTGCTATAGACTCTAACGATGTCTTTGCAGCGGGTTTATACGGGCATCTGTGTAATGGCAGGTGGCTGTTGTTGAAAGACCAGAATCCTGGGAAAGGTGATGATTGGTTCGGAGAAGCAACCAGAATATTATTGGAGGAGCTTTCTGTTTCAAATTATGGCCAGATGATTCACAGCTATTTCAAAACCCTCGGCAGTATAGGGACGGCGTGTCTTTTTGTAGAGCAGGGCGAAGTAACCGCATTAAACTTCAGGGAATTTCATATCTCAACATACGTTATTGCAGAAAACAATAAGGGTTTGGTTGATACATTATATCGAAAGTTTACGTACACAGCACGGCAGGCGGTTCAGGAATGGGGCGAAGAGAATGTTGGAAAGACCGTCCAGAAGGCATACAAAGACAAGAAGGATGATGAGTTTGAGTTCATTCATGCCGTTTATCCGAGAGTCGAACGGGACGACACGAAGATAGATAAAGAGAACCTTCCCTTTGCTTCGGTTTATATAGCCGTCAAAGATAAAAAGATAATCGAAGAGGGTGGGTATACCGAGCTACCGTTTATGGTAACACGCTTGGACAAAGAGGCGACAGAAATATATGGCAGGTCTCCCGGTATGAAGATGTTGCCGGAGATTAAGCTTTTAAATAAGATGGTGAAAACGACTCTAAAGGCTGCTGAAAAAGTAGTTGACCCACCGTTACAAGTCCCGGATGATGGTTTTATCTCGCCGTTTAAGACTATTCCGGGTGGCCTGATGTATTACCGGGCGGGCACACAAGACCGAGTAGAACCTTTGCAAACTGGTGGTGATATCGGGTTGGGGTTGGAGATGGAAAATCAGAGAAGGGAGGCAATCAAGAGGGCTTTCTTTGTTGATCTCTTCTTACTCTTAGCAGACAAAACCAACATGACCGCAACCGAGGTTCTTGAAAGGGTTGAAGAGAAGCTCGTTCTTTTGGGGCCTATGCTGGGGCGGTTACAGTCCGAACTGTTTAGCCCCTTAGTCTCACGAGTGATGGGGATTCTATTAAGGGCAGGCAAGCTACCACCTCCCCCCGAAGGTGTAGAGGCGTATGAGATAGAATACCTTGGCAAGTTGGCTATTGCGATGAAGCTCATAGAAGTTAAGGCGATGAGGGATGCAATAGGATATATAGCTCCTCTTGCGGAGACAAATCCCGCTGTTATGATTAATCTCAACGAAGATAAGATTACAAGGGGTGTCTGCGAGCGGTTAGGTGTTCCTGTGGATTGGTTAAGATCGGAGGAAGAAGTAGCGCAGATAGTTGAGCAACAGCAACAGCAGGCGCAAGAACAACGGATGCTTGAAGCGGGGATGCAGATAGCGGATGCGGTTCCAAAGGTATCGAAGAAAGTAGAGGCTGGCAGTCCATTGGAGGCGATAAGTGGATAACCAATTACTGATAGATTATCGTGTAAC